AGAATTAGGAACTTATTCACTTACTGAAAAAGGTAAAAAAGTTACACAAGATTATATTCTTAAATGCAAAATTCAGAGAAAAGAAGATTTTTGGAAAATTTTCCCTATCATAGTTTCTGTTATTGCTCTTTTAAAATCTTTTGATAAGCAACTTATTTCAATATGGCAATGGCTAATGCAATTAATGAAATAATGCTTGGTCCGTAAGTCCATAAAAAGTTTTTCATTTTTTTCACCCCTTTTAACCCTTATATAAATGCTCTAACTCAGCTTTAAAAATAGAAATAAAATATTCTACTTCATCAGGGAGCAATGTTTTTTGTTTTTCGAATAATTGTTCCCTTAAATCTTTAGATAGTTTTTTTAAATGTTCTATTCTTTCTTCTTTTGTTGCTATTTCTCCATCAGGAAAACGATATTTCATTCTTTCACCTCTAGATTTTATATTGACTTTCGGCTGTGGTGTTTCAGGTTTTTTACTATTTGCTACAATCAATAATATTCCTCCTTTTTACACAACAAATCAAATAAGTTTATTTCCTTATTTTATCCCTCAGTATTCAATTGCCAATGTACATATTTTCTTATTTTCCTGTTCTATTTCTAAGAATAACACTGTAAGTTTTTAATAACTTCTCACAATTCCATGTTAGAACTTCCCAAGGGTTTAGGTGGAAATGACAGGCTATTGTATGAGCTATATATTCAAAATCAGTTAATTTATAACTATTAAAGTCTATACAGCCCTTTTCATCTAGCCTAAACCCTGCTACAAAATTTATCTACAAGGAGATTAACAGATTCTTCTGTCAATATGTCTGCTGTTATGTCTTTTGGTAAACAATCAAAGTCTCTAGCTATTACATCAAACATTTTTTCAGTTGCTAGCATAGTAAACTTAGATCCTGAATCATCATCTTTTAATATTGTTCCTTCTCTTCTTACTCTAATGAGTTCTGATGTATTAGGTTTTCTGAACTTAAACTTAAATTTAGTACCTTTTACATCTTCTAAAACAACTTCATCGAATTCAGTTTCATCTTCAATTTTTATAGGAGTGTAATCCTTGTAATCTAATATTTTTTCTTCTTCTTTTATATTTTCCATTAATATACACCTTCCTCAGTAATTTTATTTTCTCCAACAAAATTAAAAGTTCTTGCTGTTGGATCACCAGATGAATTTTTTGTTTCTTCTCCATCATTTGTAATGTAACAACTGATATAAGAAGTTTTTTGTCCTCCTGGATTTCTATTGTCTCTTGTTATACTAAATTGTTTATAAGTATTCATGAGCTGTCTTAATTTTTTTAAAGCTGTTTTTGCATCTGCTCTTACTGTTATGCTTCCAGTTATTGTATTATCAGTATTTTTAAAAGTTATTAGTTTACCTGATGAATCTACTCTAACCCCAACTGAATCACCAGTTCTTGATGTAGTAAAAGAACCATCACCATCAAGTATTCCAGAAAAGTCTGTTCCATCAATTGTTATAAAATCCCTCTTGGCATCATACATTTTATACCTCACCTGCTTTTATCTTATTTATATCAAAAGTTAGTAGTCCTGTTATAGTTCCTTCTAAACATTCACCTCTTGGCATTGCAGCCCATTCAATTGCAAACTTTCCTAATTTTATGTCATTTTCTGTATAATCAGTTTTTGTTTTTACCCAGCCTTTAGGATCTCCAACTTTCCTAGTTGTTTTCCCTGCTTCAACTTCTTTATCTGACCATGTAGCTATAAATTTTCTATAAATCCCAGCATAATCTTCTATTACATCGAAAATAACCTGATCCATTATCCCTGCTGCTGATAAATCAGCCCCTGGATGTGCTGGAGGATCATTTGATTTCAATAGGTTGACAATTGCAATGTGCATATCATCTTCCATATTCGCTTTACCCCATTCATTTTTTACAAATTCACCAAATGCAGTTTTACCCGGAACAACTACTAAAACACCTCTTCTTTCTTGATTTACAAAATTTATATTTCCATCAAGTAATCTTTGTTGTTCTGTAGCTGGCCTTTTATTAACTACAACTCCTTGTAGTTCTCTCCAACTCCATGGAAGTCTACCTGGAACTGTAGTTGTCATAAATCCAATATGCTTTGCATCTAAGTTATCTTCTCCATCATATGGTATTGCCTTTGAATTAAATTCTTTTGCTAGAGCTTCTACTGTTGCTATTTCTGTTGTTTCAGAAGTTGTATAAGCTGGCATCTTTCCATTTGCTACTGCCCATTCACATAAAGCTTTTGTTAGAGCATTATCAAATTTATCAAGCATTATGAAAAATGTATCAACATTTGAATTTTCGTTTTTAACTTTATCAAGAAATGATTTCAAAGCATCTCCATTAATTAAAACATCTGCTGTCTCTCCAACTACATCTACTGAATCAACCCTGCTAGCTCCACTGAAGAAAGCTTCAACTTTTTTATATATTTTATCAGTAGGTTCAGCTCCATCAATTTCTCCTGCTGCTGTTACTGCTTGATAATTTAATTTCTTTTCAGTTGATACTATCAGAGTTCTTCCAAAATCTACAGGTATAACCCCTTTTGTATCTAATAGGATGTTTGTTTTTATCAGTTTCAATCTTTTACCTCCTCTATTATTGCTACTTTAGCTTTAGGTACAATGTATTTTGTAACTACCTCAGCTAAAAAGTTTTGTTGATATCTATATCTTGTTACTGGTTGGTCTTGTAAAAATTCATTTACATTTATAATATTAATTTTATCCCTTAAAACTAAGTCTTCAAATCTTAAATCTGCTTTATCTATACTATTTGCATATCTTGAAAATATATTGCTATTAGATAGTTCATACAGGAGTTTATCCACATTTGCTGGCTTATTCCCCCTTGAATAAACATTAAATTCTAACATATATCTAGCTTGAAAGTTGTATGTTTCTTCTATCTCTCCAATATCTTTAGATGTAGGCAATATTCCCTCATTTGTGCTATCAACTTCAATTATATTGAACTTTATTATTGGATAGCCTCCGTAATTCTTTATGTCTTCATCTGATAGCTCCACAGTATCTAAAAAGCAAGGATAAGATGTCCTGTCGCTTAGATATTTATACCAAAAAGAAATTAGATCTTTTTTAATCGCTGTCTCCAACAACATCCCTCCTTGCTATAAATCTTATATAATCACTTAAATATTCATTATCTAGTGGTTTATGAAGTATGTATTTTTTCTCATTCAACACAAAAGTATCTCCTATTTTAGGTTTGTAATCTTGGTTTTTAGAAAAATAAGCTGCCTTATCACTTACAATATAATCACTCATGTCTTGTAATGACATCGGATTTAATTGTAATACCGCTGCCCTTCCTATAAAATTTTCTATACTGGGCTTAGGTTCTCCATCAACTATTTCCCCTTTTTTAATTCTTTTAAATGTAAATTCCATTGCATATTTCTCAACTATATGAGAATGATTGAATGTTTTCATTGGTCATCACCATACTTTTTAGTTTCTGAAACACCTTTGCTGGTAACTATTTTAGTTCCTATGCTCCTTCTTAAATCTCCATTATCTACTAATGGTGTTCCATTTCTATATTTAAGAGGTGGTGGCATATCTTTACCCAATTCAGCTTTTGTCCTGCTTGCTAGTGTGATGGCTATAATATCATTGCTTTTCTCAATAGACATTTTACCTTCAGCTATTTTCTTTAAATTTGTTTTTACTAATTCTTTATAAAATTTCTCATTTCTTATAAAGGCTAAGCTTAGCCATCTTCTAGCTGGTATTTTTATAATAGTTCCTTGTTTTACAATCCTACCCAACTTAGGAACAAATCTATTTTCTTTTACTTTTATTTCTGCTCCAAATTCATGGGTTGCTGCTATTTTTACCATCTTAGAATCATCTGATCCAAAAACTCCAACTTTGAAAGAAACATTCCCCTCTTTTTGAAGCTTTTTTAAATCTTTTCCTAGTTGAGTTTCTTTAGTTGTTACTTTGAATTTCATGATAAGAATCCCACCCCACTTACTGGCCTATCATCATCTACCGCTCCTGTTATGCTGTAAAACGATAGATACATTTGACCATATGGACTTCCTTGTAATCCTGTACCCATTTTAGGAGTAAGTTTTTTATCCTGTGTGCTACCTTCTATTTTATCTTCAGAAGTTTTTAAGTAATTCATATAGAGCAAATGGCAAGTCATATATGTTTCTGCCATTTCTCTATAATCTCCATCTAATGTTCCAGTTTTAATGTCTTTATCCACCAAAACAGCAGCATAATTCATTTGTAGTTGAATAATATCTTCTGATTCTCCAGCCATTTCTCTATATGTTTTTTTTATTTTATCTACACTTGTTGTTGGTATTAAAGACATGAGACCTCCTTATTTTTTAAATTTTTCTATAACCTCTTCAGTTTTTGTTTCTTCTTTTGTTTCCTTAAAACTTTCAGCAAATTCAATTTTCATAATTTTTCCTTCAATTGCTTTTGCTATTGTAGGATTATTTTTTTCAATATGTTCAATTTCTTTCTGCTGTTTTTCTGTTACATCTGCTGTTGATATTCCAGGTATAAAACAAAAATCTCCAATCCATATTTTATTTTTACTTTTATTCTCAACTCTTACTTTCATTCATTCCTCCTTATATTGCACCTGTTAATTTCACTACTGCTTCTGGTTCTAATAATACAAATGGTGATATTTTTTCCTCGATAGGTGTTATTCTGCTTCTACCTTCTAAATATTCTTCTCCAATAGTGATATCTTGTACTGCTACAAATCCCATGTTATTAGAAATATCATCAAGAAGAACAGGAGTATCTATCCCTATTACTGATCTCACATTTTCAAAATATTTTTTATCCATTAGAACTTCTCTTATAGACATAGCAGTTGATAATTCTTGCCCTGCTGATGAAGTATATGGTTTATCTAGTATAAAGTCTAATGCCTGTGGAAGATTCAATGTTCTTGCTACAAATTTCTTTCCAGTTTCCATTGCTACTTTCATTTTTCTAATATCTTCTACTATTTGTGATCCTGTAGCTGTTGACCATTGAGAAGCTGCTGCCACAACATGAATTCCTGATGTTTGATTGTTAATACCTTCTATTCCCAGAGCATTAAACCCATTTAATAGAAAATCATTTTCTGTTTCTGCTACTATTCTGAAAGCTTTTTCAGTTCTGTTTAATGGATAAATCTTTCCAGTTCTTATATTATCTAATTCATTTACATCTGTTTCAACTCCAACAGAAATCCATTTCAAAGGAAAAGTTTCTGGTGTTGCATCTCCTATAACTGTAGGTACTGTTTTAGGTTTCAAATCAGTAATTATAGCTTTGCCATCATAAATATATCTTGTATAAGTGATATGTCTTGTTGAAATATCTACTCCATCTAAATTTGTAATTCTTGGTATAACTAATCTAGCTTCTAATGGTACTCTTTTAGCTTCTATTACATCAGCTAAAGACCCAGCATATACATCTCTTATTCCATCTACAGGTACTCCCATAGCATTTAATTTATATTGTTGTTCTCCTATTGTTTTCATTCATTCCTCCTTATTTCAACCATAATATCGCATATTCATTTGCATTTGCTGAAGTTTCATATTCTCCATTAACATCATCATATGAAGCTGTTCCTGATTTTCCCCAAGTTCCAGCTACTCCACAAGCTGCCTTATCCCCTGCTGTTACAGATTCTTTTACCTTTACCCATACATGACCTTTTGTTATTACTTCAACAGTTGATATAATAGGATATTCTCTTTTATCAGTTACATTTACACCTCTATATGCTGCAACTCCTAAAAAAGACCCCCCTGTTGCCATTAATTTACATTGATTTTCTGGATCAGTTCCTCTCATAACACCAGCTCCAAAAGGAATTGCTTCTTCATTGTAAAAATATCCATATTGATCATATGTAGATAATGTTTTAGCTAACATACCTTCTTTTCTAACATCCATTATTTAGCACCTCCTATTTCTCCTACTGCTTTTTTTAATTTATCCATACCATTTTCCTTCTCTTTTTTCTCAGCTCCTTCCGTTACTTTAGGAAGAGAAGAATTTAACTTAACTGTTGCTCCTTCATACAACCCATCTAAATAAGCTTCTGTTTTTCCTTCAAGATTCATTCCTTCAAAAGCTTTGTTAATAACTTTCTTTTTCAATTCTATTGTATTTAATTTCATAAGATCTTCTGGTTTCTCTCCAGTAAGTTTAGAAACTTCTGATATTGCATTTACTTTTGCCATTACCTCACTGTTTATCTTTTCATCAATACCATTCAGCTTTATGTTTGCTTCATTTAATTCTGTTTCTTTTGCTGCTAATTTCCCTTCTAAATTTTCTTTTGCATTTGTAACTTCTTTCAACTGTGTATCTCTTAATATCAGTTCTGAATGAAGTTCATGTGCTTCCATCTCTTTTCCATTGTATTTTATTGTCATTTTTCCTCCTCTTGAATTTTGTTTTTTATACATTCCTTTTTGATAACTTATATTTTCCTCTTTGGAGTTCATTGTTATTACCCCAACTTCTTCTCCTGCTCTTCCTTGTGGAACTACTGCCAAATGATTAAGTGTTAAATCAACTTGTTTGTAGTCATACATTTCTCCTGAAGCTGTATATCCACTTTCTTTTACCATTTCACACCAATAGCCTATGCTGAATTGATTCTTTTTCCCACTTCTGATATCATTTATCAAATCAGAATCTATTACCAATAAATCTGTTTTAAGTTTTTTATTTTCTATTCCATAGACATTGGTAACATATCCTCTTATATACTCTTTTGCATTTTTAGCATCAATAAACTCCATAGGGTGCAAATCTGTCAATATAAGGCTATTGGTTTGTGGAATAACCTTTTCAAGCTCTTCTAATGGTATAATTTCCCTTGTTACAGTTTCATTCCACCAATCCACATATTCCATAACCTTATCAGCTTCAGAAATGTAACCAGTAACTTTCAAAAATCCTTCTGTTGTTTCATTTGTTTTTAAAACTTGAAACATTGCATTTTTCTTCAATACATTCAATCTTTATCACCTCCTCTTATGCTGCTAACATTAATACTTCTGATTCCACTACATCTGCTGTACATCTGCATCTTATTGGTCTGCCTGGTATTTCTCCATCTGGTGGATTATCCCATTCGTAAACCTTGCCATCTCTTTCTGCATGAGTTGGTCTTACTCTTGCATCTCCTGCCGTTATCCAAATGAATTTTTTTAATCCTATACCTTTAAATTGAGATTTAGTTGTCTCAGCAAATATATTTCCAACTTGATCAGTAGCTATTAAAGCTGCTCTATTCTTTTCTATTCCTGTTGTATTTTGTATTGCTTGAACTAAATCATCCAAGGTCAAGCCCTCTTCTATCTTTTCTTCTACAATCTTTGCTATTTGCTTATCATATGTTCTAAGATATTTAGTAGGTTCTGCTTTGATAAGTCTTATATTCTCTTCTAATATCTCTCTTATGGTTTCTTCATCATAATAAGGCTGCTCTTTAAAGGCTACCCCAATTATTTTTGAAACTGATTTATTTACACCATCTATAGAATACTCAACTGTTTCTAAAATATAATTTATACACAAATCAAAAGCATATTCAGTTGTTAAAAGTTCTTCAAAGTATTCAAGAAATTCTCTTTCTTTATCATCTGTTGCATTTATTTTTATTTCTTGTTTATTTATTAAGTCATCTGCATACTCTTTTAACACTTCTCCAGAATCAACTTTATATTTTTTTAGCTTTATAATACTATTGGATTTACCTTTTAAGTATATTTCTTTAAATTTGGTTTCTATTTCTGTTACTAGCTTTTTAAGAACTTTAGAATATGCAAGTTCTATATCAAAAGGGAAATTATCTTTCATATTTTACCTCTATATGCTTAAATTTTTAATTTTATTGAGCAAAGAATCTTTAAGAGATTCTAATGTATCTTTGTCTATTTCAAAACCTTCTATCATTTTCTCCATTTGAATCAATGAATCTACATTAATTTTTAATGTTTCAGCTTCTATTTTTTCTATTTCTGCTTTCTCTTTTTCATCTACTGCTCTGATAGAATTGAATTCTAATTCAAACTCAATATCATATTTTTTTTGCTCTGCATAAAGTAGTTTTATAATCTTTCTCAATATTTCATCTAGGTTATCTTTCTGAAAGGCTTCTATATACTCATACCATCTATTAGAATCTTCTTTTGCACTTGCTAAAGCTCCCTGAGAACTTCCTACAAGTTTTGACATTGGTATTCCCAATGCTGCTGACAACTCATTATAAATATAATCTTTTAAGTCCTTTATATTTAAACCTTGTGTAAAAGGTACTGCTTGTAGATCATCATCCTTTCCTAATACAGTAAGTGTGCTAGAGTTTATTTCCATTTCTTTTTTTGCTTGATATTTATCTTTTCCAATTCTATTTAAAATTGAATCTAATTTAGTTTGATCTCCTATTTTCAATTTCTTTAGCAGCATAGCATAAGCTAACTGTCCTACACTCCATATTCCATTATCTTTTACTATTAGTAGATCCCATAAAGCTTTATAGAAAGAATCTCCATATTCAGATGATAAAGGAGTGTACTTGTCAACTCTTGGATAAGGTTCATATGTTATTAACCAAGAAGAATCTATTTTTATATTTTGAACTTTTCCATGAGGATTTCTAAAATCTACAGTTTTACATTCTCCATATCTTTCTATTGTCTTATCCATTTGTCTTTGCATTTGGTTTATATCTCTAGCATAGAATAAATTCATATCTCTTATTCTGTTGATATTTCTTGTATTCAATTCTTTTCCAGTTTCTAAATTAGAGCCTTCTATTATTGGGTACATAAAACAAATACCATCTTTTAATCCATTTATAAGAAGTTCTACAATATAATCACTACATTCTAGCTCTGTGAATCTCTTCATTATTTTTAAGTCAAGTTCTTCATTTCCACTCTTAACAATAAAGCCAGACTTTAAACTAGCCCCAGCAATTTCTCTCAATATTCTTTTACAGAAAGCATAGTCATTGTGCATGACATCTATTTCTTTTTGTTGTAATCTCCGTTCTTCTCCTATTATCTGTGAAGCTACTGGGTCAAGGATTGTATCTCCTTTGGTAGAATTTGGATTATCACTTTGGAGAAAATTTTTCTTTTTCTTCTTTTTACTCACCTATTCACCTCCTGTACTAGATTTTTTACTTCTATCTGCAATGACTAAAGCTGCATATGAAACACAATCAACTATATCATCATGTTTTGCATTGGGAAATTCCAACAATTGATTTTCAAGATATCCTAACCATTCAGCATTTTTTAAATGATATATTTTAGAATTTGCATAATATAAAATAGCTGTTGTTGCTCTTTCTACTTTATCTCCCACCGCTTTTAATGTTTCAATAGGTCTTCCTTGTGATACAAGCTTTTGTATAATTCCTGTTCCTGATTGTTTATCTTCTATTGCTTGAAAGCTACAAGTCCACTTATTCCAGTATTCATCAATCATCTTTTCTTGTTCTGGTACTTTTATTCTTCCATGGTAGCAATCCACTATAAGAAGATCTTTTTCTGGCGTTACTATGACAGTTAAGATTACAGTTTCATCATTTGCTTTGCCATCTTTTTGAGCTGTATCTATAGTTTGGAATACATAACAACTATCATGAGTAAACTTTTTAAGTCCTGTTTCATCATATAAATAAACAAAATTGTTATCCCATTCAAAATATCTAAAATAATTTCTTTGAAAGTATTCCCCACTATCTACCTGTGGTTTTTGCTTATATAAGCTCCACCAAGTTCTAGGATTAGCTTTAAAAGGTTCAAAATACTTTTCATTATATTTTTGAGGATATAAAGCTTGTCCTACTTTTCTGCCTAATGGATCTAGTGCTGCTTCTTCCTCTGTTTCACATATAGCCATCAAATCAACTTTTAACCACTTCAGATGCTTTTCTGATTCTTCAATTTTTCCTCTTAAATCATTATTGTGCCATCTTGTCATTATTAAAATTATGATGGCGTTATTATGTACTCTTGTTAGAAATGTATCATTGTATTCATCCCAATTTCTTTCCTGAATAGTTTTTGAATTAGCTTCTTCTCTGTTTTTTACTGGATCATCTATTATAAGAAGTTCAGCTCCTTCTCCTGTTGCCCCACCCCTTATAGTTGCTCCTTTAAATCTTCCTCCCCCTTCAAGTTCCCACATTGCCTTTTGTGATACATCAGTTCTGACTTTCGCTCCAAATAATGATCCAGCTAGTTCAAATATTTTTTCTCTATTCTTTTGCCCTGCTTTCTGTACTAGATTATCTCCATAGCTTGTTACTATACAGTTTTTCCAATCATCTTTTCCCATAAACCAACTAGGAAAACAATTGGTTATGGATGTACTTTTTAGATGTCTAGGAGGAACAGATATTGCTATTCTTGTTTTTGTATCATTATCCTTAAATAATCCTCTCTCTGCTAAAGTAAGAACATCACATATAAGTTCTATATGTTCTCCAAGTACAAGAGGGTTATTAGCTGTAAAGCTTTGCTTAAAATATGAGTAGTAAGATTTCTGGCATAGAATGTTATTAGCTTCAACTAATTCTAAAAGATCTTCATCTGAATACTGATCTAAGTCTTGTGTCATTTCTTCAAGTTCATGTTCTACCTTTTTTTCTTCTATGAACTTATGAAATATCTCACTTTCAGCATATTCAGGATGATTATTTATATTGAATAGTCTTATAAGGTTATCTATCGCTTTCATTCTTACCTCTTAATTTAATCAGAATATTTTTAGCTTTCTCTATATTTCCCGAAGCTTTATTTTCTCCATTGCCTGTTCCATATACTTTATCTTTTTCAATCTCCAGCCTTTCTTTTGCTATGTTTGTATCTGGGTCAAGACCTGCATGTTTAGTTAGCCATGCAAGAGAAGGGCATTTTTCTATCAGTTGTATCTCTGCACTTTCAAATCCATCTTTCTTGATTATCTTAATCTTTCTAACTAAACTTCCATCTACTTCTGATAAAGGTTTTAAGCTTCCATCTTCATTGAAATAATCAGTTATATCGCTAAAAGCTACTTGAACATGGCGGTTAAGAACCTTCTCTTGCGATATCAAAAACTCTTGTCTTTGCTGTTCTTTCAACTTGTATAAAAAGTTCTTTACACTAGCATTTTCTAGCAACTTATACACATGAGTTTTACCATAGCTTGGACTATATCCAGCCTTTATCGCTGCCTGAAAAGCATTTAAGGATTGCATATAATAATAACAAAAATTCCTCTGCTTATCAGTCAATCCATCTTCTTCATCTACCCATTCAAAGTCTTTATCTTCATCTGATATTTTATTCTCTGCACCCTTTTCGAGTGTGTGCATACTTTTGTTTTGTGTGCATACCTTTTCTGCGCTCTCCTTTTCTTCTTCATCCTTTTTCCATTTATATCTGGTTTTCCAAGACTTAACAGTATTGAGAGTGACATTGTACTTGGTTGCTATATCTTTGTATTTCATTCCAGACATATAATCTATTTTTGCTAATTCATAATTATTCATTTCATTCTCTCAATACCTCCTTACCTCATTACTACCCTTATCATGTAAGAGCATTAATCAAGTGTGGTTTATTTCAACCACACTCTTTATTTACAAATCTAATTTAATTACTACCCCTGTATCTTCATTTTCAATATTTACTCCCATACTGGCATCTACTTCTGTATAATCAGATCCGTTCCATCTATTAGTTTTTATAAAAACTTTTTCTTTTCCATCGAATTTTCTCAACACTTCAATTAAATGTTCTACTGTCATTGTTCCTCCTTTTATTTTCATTAAGCGACTTCTTCATTGGCCACATACTTGTAGAGGTGAGAGGAAGTCTATATCATAAATTACCTTTTTATAGTTTTATACATTTATTTTCCCATTTCTTATAAGCATCAAAATACAACTCATTTTTATCTCCATTATAAGTTAATTCATAATACATCCCATCTGATACATTTGTACTTAATAAAGCTTTGTTATTTTGCAATGTTTTGCAACTCCAAACAATAAATACATCATCTTCTTTAAGTTCAAATTTATCTGTCTTCTCACTTCTGTTATTAAAATATTCCAGCACCTGTTCTTTACATAATTTTAAAAATTCTTTTGATCCCATTCTTATCTCCTTTATTATTTGATGTTTGTGACAGTTTTAGTTTATATTAATTTTATTAGCGGCTATTTAACCCCTCACGTGAGGGAATGGAGGACATTTATGAAAAAATATAGTAGTGGGTAGACATCGACCGTGAGGTATACCCTCATTAGAAAACACCATTCATACAGCTGCTATCAGCCATTATTATTTCTTTGTAAGATGATGTTCTCAAATCAAGATAAATAAAAAAAGGTGGACTAAATAAACCTTAGACTTCTACATCTAAAGATTATCTAATCCACCACCAGGGTCGAAAATTAGTTTTTTCATATATTCTATTTTCTCTTTTCTATATTATATAGTATTATTATTTATTTTGCAATAGTTTTATCTTAAATAAATAACTATTATAGTTCTTCTTCAAAGGGAGTTTTTAATATTTTATTTACTTCTCCATTTTTGTCTAATCTTATTTTTAACCAGCAGTATTTATGCTTACCACTTGTTATTTCTTCAGCTGCTTGTTTTGTCTTTTTGCTATTTTGTCTTTCTTGCTTATCTCCCATATGTCACCTCGCAATTAAATATAACCCTATCCCTACTCCAACCATAACCCCTGCAATTAAGAAGGTCATGGCTGCTAATATTAAACCTGTTATTAGATATTTTTCCATTTATTTCTTATCCTTAAATCTAGGTTTACCATCATACCAATCTATATATCCTGCTTCATCTAATGTATCTATTATCCATTCTCTTCCTTTTTGTGACCACTTTAATTGTTTTGAAGGTGCAGACATAAATTCATTCTTAAAATCCTCATAATCACAATGTTGAGGTACTAGCCACCCAAATTTTGAATATAAAGCCCATGGCATATGTTTTACCTTTGGATTATATTGTATTTTTAATTTTTCCAATGTTTTATTTAATTTAGTAGATGATATTCCTAAATCTGTAGCTATATGTGCTACTGCAAATACATGATCTGGTACTAATACATTGTCATAATAATCAGCTTTAGGCTGCAATGTTTTTATTTTCTTTTCTTGATTTTCTATTAACTTTGCTTGTTGTGCTGCCATTTCTAAAGCCTGTGCATATGTTTGAGGTGCTTTAAAACCACTTTGAAGTTCTTTAGCTTTTTGTATCAATTTATATCTTACTACTGCATCATATCTTGCAGCTAATTGCATTACTCCATCAGGAGTACAGTTATACATAGGTAATTTTCTACCTGTAATATCTTTATATTCGCTCGGCTCAAAAATGAGCTCAGCTATTTCCAACCCTAGTTTCTCTGTTTCGTCTCTTATATCTCTCAAAACATTTTTATGATCTTTGTTTATAATTTCAGATATCTCTAAAGATGTCATTCCTTTGTTTTCAAATGTTATTAAATTATTCATATTCTCCCTCCTACCCTTTCAAAAATGTTTTTATAGCTTCATATCTATCAAAAATCTCTATAACTTCTTTCAAACTTCTTACAACATAATAAGCAGCCTTATGCTTTTTAAATTCTTTCTCAATTTCCTTTTGTTCTTTAGACTGCTTGCCTATATTTGTTTTTATTTCCAACCCTATACACTTACCATCTTTTAGAACCAAGATATCAGGAAAGCCTTTTTTAGTTCCCTTTGCTAAAGCTCTCCATCTTTTCCCTACTGGATCATATATTGCTGTATTGTTTACCCTTTGCATGAATATCTTGCCTTTATTTTCTAGCACCTGAAGATAGTCTATTATTTGTGATTGAATTTCACTTTCTTTCATTCTTCCACCTCTTCTCTTCTTGTTAAAAATTCTACACAAGATTTTAGTTGTTCCAGTTTATCCATATCTATAATTATAAAATCGCAAGGTGACAGTAGTTCTTGATTTATTCCATATCCTATATAATCATAGTCATATATATCACACTCTATTTCACCTCTTGGGTCAACCTTTCTTGAAATAGTCCATCTTTCCTCAATATCATCTCTTGTTGCTATAAAATCTTTACCATATATACTATTTTTAAGTTTATCCTCCATTTATTCCCCCTTAATGTGCCCATTTTAAATATTCTTCAAAAGTTTTAAATTTATTAAAGAAATGCTTTCTATTTACATACCTAGCCAATTTGTTGTATATATCCCCTTTTTCTAACTTTGCATTTTTACAATTATAGTCTTTGTACCGCATAACATATGGTGTATAACCTGCATCCCTAAGTTTATATATTCTTTCTAAATCCTCTTCTAAAGTAGTGTTAAAATTAACTAATACATATACTCCGAGCTGTCTATTTTGAAAATTAAAATATTTTCTAAATTCTTTTAATTTTTCATATATTTTGTTATCCATCTGATCCCAAGCGAAATGAACCATTTTTAATTTTATCTTATTGAGATATTCAGCTTTTTCTATAGTCATTAACCTTATGTCAAGCCCTTGTGAAAACTCAACATAAGCCTTACTATCTATAAGTTGTTGAAAAAGATTTTTCCAATCCTTACAAGCTAGAATATTTGGATCAAGAAGAATTATTTCTTTTTGATCTTTCCAAAATTCTGATAAATCAGCAACTTTTCTACTGGTTCTCCCTTGTTGTTGAGACACATTACAGAACTCACAAGCTCTCGGACAACCCCTAGTTAAAAAGCCATAAGACTTATTTTTAGTAAATGAATACAAAGAATAGTCTGGATAATGATGTTCTATTTCATCAGGCAATTTATTATCTAACCCATATGCAATTCCACCTTTTATAATTTTTTTTGCATTTATTGGATATGGATATTCTAAGCTCCAACTAAAAACTTTACTGATATAAACAATGTCATATTCTCCACCAAACAATGATTGATACCATTCGACTTCATGTCCTTTAGCTTTATAATATCCAGATATTTTCATAAGAGCTAGATTAGGAAATTTTCCTGTATTGTCTAAATCGATTAATCCTATTTTCATCTAGTCCTCCTACTTATAGCTTTTCATCTGGTTTTCTCCTGCTTTGTGATATCCCCTGATAATTAAATCTTGTATCATTTGTGTATACCAAGCTTCATTATCTTTTTTTCCAATTTCATCATAATTTCTCATTTTCAAGCCTTTCGAGCCTTTATGAATTTTATATTTATCTTTAGTAACTCCTATTATTCCAAATTTTTCTATTTTTTCTTTAGTTTTCAAATAGGGTGTTTTATATTCTACAATAGCTTTTTTTAATTTCTCAATTTTTTCTTCTGGAACTACCATGTAGACTTTATCAAAAAATTTATTGGTTTCAATACATTGTTTTATCAACTTATTAAAATCATGTAGTTTTAACTCATAGCCTATTATTAAATCTCTGCTTTGGTATTCCACTACATCAGTTCTGAAGAAGAAATTCCTATTTCCTACCTCTTCAAATATCAATCCACAGGTTTTTCTTTGCTTTAGTAGAGCAACAAATAAGTCCTGCATTTCTCTTTCGCTTTTAAACATCAGTCCTCCTATATTATATTTTTCTTCAAAGATGTTACCATGTGTTCTATAGCTTCAACTCCAGTTTTATTTTCAGGTTTATTCTCTAATCTCTCAACTTTTTGTTGATAGCTTAATATCCATCTTTTAGCCTTTTCTTCATTTCCGATATATTTAACTGTTTTATCATCTGCTTTTCCTTCTAACATTAATGGAATATCTGCATTTTTCCTAGTTGCATATGCTTTATATAATCTTGGTAAATCCCATTTTAAAAGATTTTCAAACTCTTCCATATCTGTCATTCCAAGCTTTATCCAACCCCCAAAATCTCTTATTACAAGATGGATTATAGGATCATCAAAGGCAACTGTTACATAAGTACCCACACTATCCATAGCCTTTTTTATTTTATTTCTTGCAGCTGCAACTCTTATATCTAAGTCCTCTTCTCTTGTTTCTAAACAATATTTTCTTATATCTGCTGGCATAGGAAGATTTGAGTATACTCTTTCTCTAAGCATTGTGTTTATTCCAATAACAAAATTTTCATCTGGGATATCTCCTAAAAGTCCTCCATATATTTTCAACTGATCTTTAGATAACTTTTTCCCTGTAACAATTTCTATTATTTGTATCCCTTCTAAAAATACTTCTTCTGTCACTATCTCCCCTCCCTCAATTCTTTAAGTCTTTTACTAGCTGCACTTTCTCTTCCTGTTATATCTTGCCTTTTTATCTTTGTAGGGAATACCCCTTGATACTCTTGGGTAAATGTTACCTCTATGCTGTCTATTAAGTGCTGTTCATCTATAAAGTCTTTACCTATCTGTTTTATAAGATTACCTATTGCTTTGTAGGTTTTAATTGGTTTTTTAATTTCTTTTCTATAATCAATAAATTCATATAGCTTACTTTTGAGTTCTGGTGAAATATTTTCTTTTTCCAGTTGCTCTTTTATTATTGTATTATTATTACTTATTTTATTCTTACTTAATTCTTTCTTACTTATGTCACTCTTTTCAGACTGGTGGTAGTCACTTTTTTCAGACTGGTCAGGTCTGATTTTAGTGACTGGTGTAGTCTGATTTTGGGTACTGCTTTTTTTCAGACTGGTAATATCAAATTTTATTTCTTTCATGTCATTTTCCAGATAAAACTTTGATGCTTTACCATTCTCTTTTGTTCTTATTAAAGCTCCACTCATTAATAATCTTTTTATAGCATCTATTATTTGATTTTTACCTAAATCAAGCTTTTCCTTAATACTTTCATGAGTGAGATAAAAATAAACTGATCCATCACTTTCTACTTTTCCATTTTTAAGTGATAATCTCCAGTTATTATATGCCAACATATAGATTAATATATCTGCTGGTTGTAATCCTTTTATTTCCATAAGCCATTTTGGTACTTTATAAAATTCTCTTCCTTCAAAATCTTCTATAGTCATTCTACTCATTTTATTCCTCCTTATTGAGAGGGTTAATTGCTGGTTAATCCTCTCTATTTTTATTTTGTATCTATCCACCACAATGAAGATTAACCAGCTCCAAAGTGATGAACAGATATAAAGTAAAAACTTGAATTTTCGTTTTCTGTGTGTTAAGATATTATTGTCGAAGTGAGAATCAACATTCTCATTTTAGTCACCTATGAGTTTGCCCCTTTTATTAGGGGCTTTTGCTTTTTAACTCAATTGTTTCCAGTTGCTTGGACTAACTTTTTCAAATACATGTGCATCATACACATGATCCCCTTTTTGTTTCCAAGTAGATAACATTTGTTTTCCATCCGCTGTATAGTATGAATGCTCATTAGTTGCATACTCTTGTAACTCACAGCAAGTTCCTTCAACTACTTCTATGTGCCTTTTCATTACTTTTTCAATTATGCTTTCCATTTTCTCTTCAAGCTTTGCATCACAATTTATAGTCATGTGTAAACTATCTTTCTTTTCTGGTAGTATTTCTATAACTTCATCTTCAAAATATAAAGAATCTCTATCTTTTAATTTGTAGTATTTTCCAACTACTGT